GGCACCGGATGTGTGCGGGAATGCCGCCACCTCCAATCGCGATTTTGTTCTTTTGTGGCTTGCATCGTGGCGAATCGTTGTCCTAGTGTCACGGAACTGTCATTGCATAACCAACACGCGCCCTGTTGACGCGAAGCGTGGACGCAACGGACAGGCCCTTTTGAGGATCGCGGGAAAGGGATGCTAGAGATGCTACTGTCAACTTCCTACGCACAGCTCACGCCGCCGCGCAGTCGGGGGATGTCTCCCCTTTCGGCTTGCGCCTGCGCTTGCGCGGCGCCAGCTGCCAGAAGTCGTTGGGCGTCACCGACCCGCCCGTGACCTCGATGATGCGCTGCATCACTGCACCGCGCGGCCGCCGCTCGCCTCTGAGATAGCGGCGAACCGACGCCGGATCGACGCCCACCTCCACGGCGAACTCGTCGACCGCCTTCCGCTCTCGGGTCAGATACTCCGCCAGTCTCATGGCGGATTAGGTACCATTTTGGTCCGATTCGGTCAATAGTTGTGGGCGACAGACCAAAACGGTTTGCCTGCTAGGCCATCGGGAACCAAAGTGGATTTTGTGGCTGTCAAGGAAAGGTCTACTCAAATGCACCATGGCCCGCGCACCAAAGAAGCCGAAATCGCTCTTCGAGCCCAACCGCATCGGCGAGTTGCGCGCCGAACGTGGCTGGACGCTCCCCGACCTGGCTGAGGCGATTGAAAACAAGGCAAATGTCACAATCTCAGACGCCCAGCTCGGCAAGCTCGAGCGGCGTGAGCGCAAACTGACACTCAAGTACATGCGAGCCATAGCCCAAGGATTTGAAGTGGAGGCCTATGAGCTGCTAGACCTAGCAGCCATGGCAGGCACCACAAACGACGTAGAGCCCAAGGATGACGAGCCGCACGCCAAGGTGCTGGTCCAACGTGGGTTGCGCTACTACAAAGTGGTCTCCGATGCCTGCATCGACGCCGGCTTCGGCAATGGCAAGATCATATTGGGAGACGAGAACCAGGAAGGGATCGCCAAGCGTGCGACCGGCGACCTGCTGATCGTCGAGACCCGTCCCGGCAAGTCCGACTCGCTGCTGCTGCTGCGCGTCTTCGTGGCGCCCGACAAGCTCATGACCAACAGGCCGAGCAGCAACATCGCCATGAAGATCGGCAAGAACAAGATTCGCGCCATCGTGGTCCCCGAGGGCACGGCACCCTAGGCGCACACGCGCCTCTCTGCGCCGAAACTCCAGTTTTGCCAGTCGCTTGAGCCGGCCGGGCTGCGCCCCGGCCGGCTCGGGTTGTCCACAGTGCACCCACATGTCTGGACTAGAAAAGACCAGTTTGGTATTTTCCGCTTGCGTCTCGGACCAATTTGGTCTATTCAACACTCGCTGGCCCGCAGGCCGCTCCCGTCTCGAGCCTCCCGATTCCCGCACCGAGGGGAGGAGCGAGGCGGGGCAGCCAACCAACCCGGCCTGCGGGTCAGCGCCTCAGCAATTTGATCCCGTCCAGGAGCCATTGCCGCCATGCCGAGCGCCCTCCCCGCCCCTCTCCCTGAAGCCGAGACCGCGGCACTGGCTGCTGCCCTCCTCGCATCCGACGCAGCCGAGGCGCTCTGCCCCAGGCGCTGCACGCCGGGGCCCTGGCAGCAGTTCAGCGCCCAGTACGATCCCTACACCATCGTCGGCGCCATCGACGGGCCCGACGAAGGGCGCATGAAGTTCCGCGAGGTGGCGCGCATCAACGACGCGCTCGACCCCGACGAGGCCTACGCCAACGCCTGTGCAATCGCTGCATTGCCTGATCTCATCGACGTGGCGATCGGGGCGGCTCTCGTCCTGGTCGAGATGCGTGACCTCATCCGCGACGCGGGCTTTGCGCCGCCGGCCTCGTACGAGGCGCTGGCGCGCAAGGTGGCCCCGGCGCTCGCCAAGGCGCGGGGCGAGCTGTAGCCCGAGGCGCCGCACCATGGTTCCCGCTCCGCAGACGGCTGTTCCCCCGTTTCCCGCCGTCGCGCCTCCTTCCTCTCTCCTCGAGGCGTTCCACCCACGGAGCGGTTTCGCCCGGTCCCTGCGCGTTCCAGCGAAGCTCGCGCGGGGGCCGGGCCTCTCTCCTTCCCGTTGCGTCTGTAGCGTCTCGCGTACCCGAAAAGAAACGGCCCGCACCGGCGTCTCGGAAACGCCGGCCGGGCCTGACCCCCACCATGGAGAAGAGCCATGATGAAAGCTGAAGCAGCCACTACCCTCAACGGCGAGGACTCGGCAAGCGTCGTCGCCATGCCCGTGCAGCGACCGCGTGGAAAACGTGCGGCGCTGGCGCCCGTGCCAGCCGAGCCCGTCGATCCCGTGCTCACGCTCATCGAGCGCATGGCGCGCGACCCCGCCTGCGATCCGGCCAAGGTCAAGGAGTTCCTGACCATGCGCCGCGACGCCGAGCGGGAGGCGAACGAGCGCGCCTTCAATGCGGCGCTCGCCGCAGCGCAGGGCGAGATGGAGCCCATCGCGGCCGATGCCCGCAACCCCGAAACCAACAGCCGGTTCGCGAGCTATGCCCAGCTCGACCGGGCCTGCCGCCCGATCTACACCAAGCACCGCTTCGCCCTCACCTTCACGACCGGCGCCACGGCGACGCGCGAGGAGGTGAACGTCATCGCCTTCCTCATCGGCCACGGCCACTCGCGCGAGTATTCCCTGCCGATGGCTGCGGACGGGAAGGGGCCCAAGGGCGGCGCCGTCATGACGCGCACGCACGCCACCGGCTCGGCCGTCACCTACGGCAAGCGCTATCTGCTGGGGATGATCTTCAATCTGGCCGTCGCCAAGGACGACGACGGCAATGCTGCCGGGTGCACGGGCGGCGCCATCAGCGCCGAGCAGGTGACGCGCATCCGGGATCTCGCTGCTGCCGTCAAGGCCGACGAGGTGCGCTTCTGCGGCTTCATGGGCGTGGCCTCCATCGAGGCCATCCCGGCCCATCGCTTTGAGCACGCCATCGCCTCGCTCGCCGCCAAGGGCAGCAAGTCGCTCGCGGGCACTGCGCCCGCTGCGCCGGGCAACGGCGCGGCGGCGCCGACGACTGCCCAGCGCGCGCTTGCCGCACGGAGGACCGCGTGATGACGACGCTGATCGAGCAGCGCTCGCCCGAGTGGTACGCCGCGCGCTGCGGCTCGCTCGGGGCCTCCGACCTCGGTGATGCCCTGACCCGTACCAAGACGGGATGGGGCGCCACCCGCGAGGCCGTCATGACCCGGCTGCTTATCGAGCGACTGATGGGTCAGACCATACAGAGCTTCGTGACGCGGGCCATGCAGGAGGGCATCGACCGGGAGCCGGAGGCGCGCCGCGCCTACTGCTTCTTCCGCGACATCGACGTGGCGGAAGCCGGGCTCTACCGGCACCCCGACATCGACGGCACGCACGCCTCGCCGGACGGCCTCATCGGCGATGTGGGGCTCGTGGAGATCAAGTGCCCGCAGCCACCGGCACACCTCAAGGTGCTGCGGTCGGGCGGCGCGCCGCAGCACTACATGGCCCAGGTGCAGTGGCAGCTCGCCTGCACCGGCCGGGAGTGGTGCGACTTCGTGAGCTACCAGCCCCAGTTTCCCGCCGCCATGCAGCTCGTCGTGCGCCGCATCGAGCGGGATGACCGGCTCATCGGGGAGCTGGCACGGCAAGTCCTCGAATTTCTGGAGGAGTTGGAAAGCCAGCACCGCGCGCTGGTGACGGCCTACGATCCCATGCGCAGCTTCGAGGAGGCGCATGCTCTGATCGCCGCCGAGTGAATGGAGTGCGTTGGGAGTCCGCTGCGGAGTCGGGTGCGCCGGCAGGCAAGCCCGCTCCGCGGCGCACTCCACCCAGTCGCGTCAGTCAGTCGAGTGAGGTTGCGTCATGGCAGACGAGTTGAAGCCGCTGGGGCGCGTGCTCGCCCCCCAGGACTGGCCGGTGGAGGTGACGACATCCGTACTCGGCAACTTCAAGGTGCGCACCTTCGAGCGCATGACACGGCCGTTCCGCCAGAGGGCGCGCGACCGCCGGCCCGGCATGTCGCCCGAGCATTTGGCCAACATCCGCAGGCTGCCGTGTGCACTCTGCGGCTCGACCTACAACGTGGAGGCGCATCATCTGAAGTCTGGTCCGGCGCGGCGCGAGCGCGGGATCGGGCTCAAGGCGACAGACCGTTATGCCATCCCGCTCTGTGGCGGCCCCACGGGGCACCATGCAGACATCGAGAGCTACGGCTCGCGGCGCGAGGAGGAGTATTGTCT